AGATTGCGATGGATTATACTTTAGAGCCTGATAATGGTGTAACTACAAAAGTAACTATCAAATCATCATGATAATGCTATATATAAATGGTATGCCAGTTGGATGTTTAACAAGCGTAAGCAGATCAGAGGCAATTAGTTTTATAGGTACTTGCAAAACAAGTGAGGATGGTGCGCAAACTCAATTAGGTAGGCTTTATAGCTATTCAATTCCTTTTGATGGTGTAATGTCTACAAGCAATGAGATAATCTCTTGGACAGGCTTAAAATCGCTTGAAAGAGTAAAGATTAATTGGGAAATGGTAAGCGATGAGATGGATAGTGAGGCCGGTGAGGGTTTTATAGAGAATTTAGAGTTAATAGGAGCGGTTAGCGATTTTATAACATTTACTGGAACAATTACAGGGTATGACTAATTTAATGCTTTACATAAATGATTTGCCGGTTGGTTGCTTATTAAGCAATGGATTAAGTGAGTCTATCAGCTTTATTAAAACGTGCAAAAGTACTGAGGATATGGGGCAAAAGCAATTAGGGCAATTGCATTCCTATTCTGTAAATTTTGAGGCGGTTTATGTTGTTGATAATAGTTTAATTAGTTGGAATGATTTAAAAACGCTTGGCCGTAAAAGGTTGTTAATGGATTGGTCAATGATCAATACCGATACGAATGAGGGAGATGCCGGTGAGGGGTTTTTAGAGAATTTAGAAATCACTGGAGTATCTGAGGATTTTGTTAAATTTGCTGGAACGATTACCGGATATGGAGCAATTGTAGATGCTGAAACTGCATACTTTGTTTGGGCTCAGGATGAGGGTGTTTATGTGGATAATGGTAATGATGAATATGTATTTGTAAATTAAGAGATATGCCAGTTATAAATGGAGTTTATTTAAAAGATTTTACTGCGTTACCCGATGCGGTTGCAGATGCCAATATTATACCGATTGCTATATCAGGCAATCAGGTTGCATATAGGACTACGGTTGGAGGGATTGTAACTGATGCAAGGGTAACAGGTAAGTTACTTACAGGATTAAGCGTAACAGGCGGAGCGATTGCATCAACTGATAGCATTTTAACTGCATTTGGAAAAGTTCAGAACCAGCTAAACAGTAAGGTTAGTTCAGTTGGTTTAACAATGCCTTCAGCTTTTAGCGTTGCTAATAGTCCGATTACAAGTTCGGGTACTTTAGCAGTTACGGCAAATGGTTTAGCATCTCAATACATTCGAGGCGATGGAACATTAGCTGATTTTCCAACTGGAGGCGGAGGTGGCGGTTCGTCTGTTTCATATTACCTTAATGGTTCTGTAAATCAGGGCACATTTGGCGGTAATGTTTACAAGGAAATGAATAAAGTTCCTGTTTTTGGAGCAGGTACAGATTTTACTATTTCTTCAAATGGTTATATAGCACAATTCTTAACGGATGCAAACGACCCTAATTCTTTATTAATACCAGCAGGTAATTGGAATTTTGAAACTTATTTTAGTGCTTCTTCGGGTGGTGGTTCCCCATCCTTTTATGTTCAACTTTATAAATTTGATGGAACTACTTTTACATTAATTGCGAGTAATTCGGCAACTCCTGAGTTGATAGCTTTTGGTACAACTATAAATCCGTACTTTTCGGCTTTAGCAGTCCCCGAAACTGTATTATTAGCAACCGATAGACTTGCGGTTCGTATATTTGTAAATAATTCTGGCAGAACAATTACACTACACACAGAGAATAGTCATTTATGTCAAATCATTACTACGTTTACAACTGGCTTACAATCGCTAAACGGATTATCAGAACAAGCGCAATACTTTGCAGTTGGTAGTACAGGTACTGATTTTAATATTGCAAGTTCGGTTGATACTCATACGTTTAACATTCCAAGTGCAAGTGCTTCAAATCGTGGGTTAATTACTACGGGAACGCAAACAATCGCTGGGGAAAAAACTTTTACAAGTTTATTATTAGGCACGAGAGCAAACTTTACAAGTAGTGGTTCAGGCGATACGCTTGGGATTAATCATTCTTCAGGTAGTGGTATAGCTTTATATATTACAAAGGCTGGGGATGGCGAAGGAATATATATTAATAAATCAAGCGGTTCGGGAAATGCGGTTACAATTGTAGGGACATTAAACGCTACTACTTTAGTAAAGAATGGTGGCACATCAAGCCAATTTTTAAAGGCAGACGGTAGCGTAGATAGTACAAGCTATCAGCCATTATTGGTTAATCCAGTTACAGGTACAGGAACGACAAATTACGTTCCTAAATTTACAGGTGCGAGTACAATCGGCAATAGCTTAATATATGATAATGGCACGGCCGTAGGTATAGGCACAACAAATCCAAATTATTTATTTCAAGTTAAAAAAGCCACAAACGTAAATTTTGGTATTAACTTACAAAATGCTGGAATAAGCTTAGAGGCTACAAACGATGCAATCACTGCATACATACCAATGACCTATTATGCGAGTGCACATTATTTATTAGATGGAAATGTTGGTATTAATACAATAGCAAATGCAGGATTTAGGTTAGATGTTAATGGTACAGGTAGGTATACAGGTCAACTTACTTTAGGTTCTACAATAACAAATGGAACTTATACTTATACGTTACCAAGTGCAACAGGTACATTAGCATTAACATCTAACATCACAAGTGCTATTTCAGGAACAACTAACTACGTTCCTAAGTTTACATCTGCAAACGTAATAGGTAATAGTTTAATATATGATAATGGCACTAACGTAGGTATAGGAACAACAAGTCCAGGAGAAATATTACACTTACAAGCAACTCAACCTGTTATTAGATACACAAAAACAGGGGTTTTAAATTGGAAAGCAGGTATTATTACAGGTAATGATTATGCAATTACAGTTGATAATGTGGCAACTACTGCTTTCACTATTCAAAGTGGAACTGGTAACGTAGGTATAGGAACTACAAGTCCGAGCTATCAATTACAATTATCAACTGATAGTGCAGCAAAACCAACAAGTGCATTATGGACTATTGCATCAGATGAAAGAATAAAAGAAAATATAACTCCATACACAAAAGGTTTAACTGATTTACTTAAAATTAATCCTATAAATTATGATTACAATGGATTAGGTGGATTTAAAAAAGGCAAAGGTGGTGTTGGTATTATAGCACAAGAAATAATTGAAATATTACCAGATAGTGTTAGTTCAATAAAAGCTAAATTAAATGAAAATGATGAAAATGAAATTGATATTTTAAACTTTAATGGTCATGAATTAACTTATGTTTTAATAAACGCTATCAAAGAACAGCAACAACAAATAGAAGAATTAAAAGCATTAATAAATAAATAATATGGAAACAAATTTTCAATGGGTAATATCCCAACTTAATTGTGCAGTGGAGTCAGAGGGATTACCAAACGTCATAAATCAGATACATTGGCGCTATAACGCTACAAAAGTAGAAGGCGACAAAACATACTTTGCAGAAACTTATGGAGCATCAAGCGTATCGCAGCCTAATCCTCAAAACTTTACACCTTATGAAGATGTAACGGAACAGGAAGTAATTAATTGGTTAGAGCAAATACTACCTGTCGAAGAAATGCAGTCAAGCTTAGAGGCTAATATTGATTTACAGATTAATCCTATTGAGGTGACTTTGCCATTGCCCTGGAATACAAATACAGAAATTTAATTATATTTGTTAAAAATAACACTATGAAAACCAAAGAAATAGAACAAACAGAACAAACAGACAAATTAAAAGTTGAATTGACAGTACAGGAATGGGAGGCAGTATTAGCAGTAATAGAGCAATCAACATCTCCACACATTCAGGTAAAATCAGTTGCAGCGGAATTAATTAAACAATTGCAGCCTCAAATAAAACAAGATGACAAACCATAACGCTGATTTAGCTACTATTTTAAGCGTTTCAGGCGCTATGATTTCAATTGCTGATGTTCAGCCAGTTGTAACAATGATAGCATCTTTAGTGGCTATTGTCAGCGGTTTATTTGCCATTAGATATTATTTAAAGGCTACTAAGAATTTACAAAAATGATTAAAAACGGACTAATATTTATTTTAATATTAATGTCCGTTTTTTTGTTTTCGGTCAAGACTCAAAAAAAAACCATAACAAAATCAACAATTGATACTGTAATAAGTTATAAAACTTTAACCAAATACACAAAGGGAGATAATATACCTTATAAAATTTTAGATACTATTTATAAAACAAATTATGATACTGCGTACATTGTTAAAGATTATAACCAAGCTAAAGAGTATATCGACTCAATCCGACAAGACAGTAACATTTATGTCATCCGAGATACTATCAGCCAAAATAAAGTCATTGGCAGATCATTCCAAGCCAAAATCCAAGAAAAAGAAATCACAATAACAAATAATATTGAGATAGCCCCAAAGGCATCTTTATATGTAGGCATTAGGAGCGATTTAAGCAATGATATGTTAAGATTTAAATATAATATTAACATGACATTAAAAACACGTAAGAAAGGCTTATTTAGTGTTGGTTATGGAATGAGTGGTTATTCAATAGGTTATTCAATTAAATTATAGTTATGGCAATTAAACAAAATGTAACAAATCCGTTACCAATCAGTTTTAAAGATTTTAGTAAAAATCCAGTTGTAGGAACAATGTTTTTAGTAATCATTGGGATTAGTGCTTTATACATTGACATCCGCAGTACCTTTCATGAGCAGATTGATAATCAGGGCGCAAAGATTGAAAAGTTAGAGTCTAAAATGGATGCAATGGGCCAGTCATTAATTAAGTGCGAGGGCGCAATGAGTGGCGCATCTGCAAAGTTAAGTACATTGGAGTCATTAGGTAAAATACAAAAGATAAAATGAGATATTTAGCATTCATACTGCTCATATCATCATGTACAACTGTTGAAACTGAGCGAGTAGATAAATATGATACTTTACTATTAAAGGTTGCTGAAACTCAATTGGAGATGGATAGCAGTATTGTAGAGGCTACTAAGAAAGAGTCAATAATAATTAATAAAACTGTTGAGAGTATTATTGAGGATAAAAAACAGATTAAACAATTGTTTAGTGAGGTTGCTGAAATAAAAGCAAATCCAAAAGTAGAAATACAAATTCAAACAATTAGAGATACTATTTTTGTAACAGAGAAAAAGAATTTTTGGGGTAAAAGTAAAGTAGATACAGTACAATGAAACAGTTTTTTAATGATGAGAATGGCAATCTAAGCATGAAACGTTTATGCGGATTGCTTTGTGTAATAGCTTTATGCGTTACTATGTATCATAACTCCTTTAGTGAGGAGCATACTGCGCCATCTGCAATATTAGTTGAGTCGGTAGCTTTATTAGCATTTGGTTGCTTAGGTTTGACCAGTGCCGAGAAAATATTTACAAAAAAGAAAAACGATAATGAAACTATCTAAGCATTTAGATTTATCTGAGGTTACCAGATCAGAGTCTGCAAAGCGTAACCAAATCTCAAATATGCCTACTCCAGAGCATATCGAAAATTTTAAGCTATTAGCTGAAAATATATTTGAGCCTGTTAGAGAGCATTTTGGTGTTCCAATACATATCTCATCCGGATATAGGAGTAAAGAGTTAAATGCAAAAATTGGCGGTTCCGCAACAAGTCAGCATTGCAAAGGCGAGGCAATTGATATTGATATGGATGGATCTCCAAATGGGGTTACAAATAAAATGGTATTTGATTATATAAAAGATAATTTACCTTTTGATCAGTTAATTTATGAATTTGGAGATAGTAATAATCCTGATTGGGTGCATGTTAGTTATAGTAGAAATGCAAAAAGAGGACAGGTATTAAAAGCATTTAAATTAAACGGAGCGACTAAGTATTTTCCTTATGCGTAAGCATGAATTAGTTAGGGAGTATCTTTTGAGATTCCCTAATCATGCTGATCTTACAATGGCTAAAAAGATTTACGCTGAAAATTCATTATTATTTAATTCGGTTGAAAATGTAAGGAGTTGCATTAGAGGTATAAAAGGTAAAATAAACAAAAGGCATTATAAAGATAAGTCTATGGAGGTAGAGCCAACATTTAACTATAATCCATATAAACTACCTGACTCTGAGGAAAAAATTAGAGAGCCTTATGTTTTGCCAGTTGCAAATAACAATATTCTGCTAATTTCAGATTTACATATTCCGTATCATAATATCCAGGCCATTACTTTAGCATTAGATTATGCAAAGGAGCAAAAGGTAAATACTATTTTAATTAATGGTGATTTAATGGACTTTTATCAAATGAGCAGATTTGAAAGAGATCCACGCAAACGTTCTATTAAATTTGAGTTTGACTCAACAAAGGCATTTTTAGTCATTCTAAGAGAGGCATTCCCAAATGCACAGATTTATTGGCTTAAAGGCAATCACGATGTTAGGTATGAGCATTGGCTTATGGCTAAGGCTCCAGAGGTATTTGATGATCCATACTATCAGCTTGAAGAAAGATTAAAGCTTAACGAGCAGAGAATACATTTGATAGGAGATAAAACATTGGTAAAGGCTGGAAAATTACACATACATCATGGCCATTTATTCTTTAGGGGTTTTATGGCTCCGGTAAATTCGGCCAGAGGGTTATATATGAAAGCAAAAGAAAGTACAATTTGTTCTCACGTACATAAGATAAGTTCTCATACAGAGTCAAATTTATCAGGAGAATTAACTGCTACATGGACAACTGGATGCCTTTGTGAATTATCTCCAGACTATGCACCTTTTGCTAATAATTATGCTCATGGATTTGCTCATATTCGTGTAAATAATGACAAAACATATTCAGTTAAGAATTATCATATAATTAATGGCAAAATACACTAATTATGATTATATTTATAACATGGCATACGTTTATAGACATATAAGATTAGATAAAAATGAGGTTTTTTATGTAGGAATTGCTAATCACAAAAGAAAAGATTATGTAAGGGCAAATGAAAAATCAAGACGTAATGATTGGTGGAAAAAAATTGCAGAAAAAACAAATTATAGAATAGATATTGTTTTTGATGATGTTACAATTGAATTTGCAAAACAAAAAGAAATTGAATTTATACAGTTGTATGGCAGAAAGGATTTAGGGTTAGGGACACTTGTTAATATGACTGATGGTGGCGATGGATTAAATAATAGAGTTTTTACATCTGAATATAAAAAGAAATTAAGCGATGCTGCTAAAAAAAGAGTTTTATCAGAAACTCATAAACAAAAACTAAGAGAATATCGTTTAGGCAAAAAAATAACACAAGAGCATAAAGATAAAATTAGTTTAACAATGAAAAATTATGTTGCATCAGATAGTTTAAGAAAATTTAGGAGCCAAAGAATGACTCAAAACAATCCATCTAAGGATAAATTTGGAATAAATGCTATAAATTTTAAAGGATATGTTAAAGCATATAAAAATAAATTACTTTATGGTATTTATGAAGGAGTTTATGCAGCATCAAGAGAATTAAATATTAATCCAAGTAATATTAATAGAGTTATTAAAGGCGACAGGAAAACATCAGGGGGATTTGTTTTTACAAGAGAATAAAGGCAAATTATTATAAAAATAATTTTATATTTGCATCATGTACAAAGATCAGCTAAACGAATTAAAGGTAAACCAGGTCATGAAGGTATTTGCAAACGTTCAGGTTTGGAGAAATAATGCGACTAAGTTGCACAAAGAGAGCGGAAAAATGTTTCATATTAAGCGTTTTAAGGATCATACAATGATTATTAGACTTTTATAGAAATATATTTTTTATTTTATTTGGTTATTTAAATAACTTTATAGATATTCGTTTTATCAATTCAATGGAGGATTGATTAAATTTATAATTATGGAAATGATGATTTTTTTTATTTTTATGTCATTGTTATTGATTGCAATGGCTGGTTTATGCGATTACTTAGCTAAAAAATTATAATGGATAGGCTAATAAAATCAGAGTCATTGGGTTTATATAACCTGGTTGCTCGTTATGATAGGAATGAAATTAATAATCCAATAAGCCATGTTTGCAGTAATTGCGATGGATGGGGTAAAATATTTTATTCTAATTATTGGGATAAATGTGAAAAGTGTAATGGTAATGGGGAGGTAGAGATATGAATTTATTAGAGAGATTAAGGCCTGAGTATTTAAAAATGATTCAGGATGATATGGATATATATCCCTATTCAACTAAACAAGCGCAAATTGAATTGGCAAAAATTAACAATTGGGTAGATTTAAAATATAGTACAGTTGTTTATTTATGCAGCGCATTAAGAATTTACGATTATTCACCAAGTTCAATTGATAAATTATTTACAAATGAAAACAGTTAGTATTTGCAAAAGCGTTTATCCGGATGGAAGGATATATGAGTATAAAAATGGCGCATTTTTGAGTAAAAATCAAGCGCCTGAGACAAAAGAGTTTAATAAATGGATTAAGTATATTTACAAATTAAAAAAATAATGCCTTACGTTAATGATTCAATCTCAGATTTTGAGATAATACAAATTGGTAGAAAATCATACAAAGTATTTTACAAAAGTCCTACAACTGGAAAAGTTTGGGAACAATTAACAGATGATCATGATTTAATCCAAAACATTATGGATGGCAAAGCATTGGTAACTAATTTAAGAAAACTAAAATTTATCTGTAAGCTATGAAAGCGATTAAACAACTATTTAATGATTATGGCATGGATTGCGATTTGGATGTAAATAATCATTTATTATTTTACAATTCAGATGATGATATTATACATATCGAGCATTCTGGGGAGTTAGTAATTGAGGAATATTTTGATGGTACATTGGTTGGTGGCCAAGGTCAAACAAGAGTATTAGATGGCAGAGAAACCATATCAACTTTATTCCAGGATGATTATTCATTGTGTTTAGAATTTATAATTGAGGCAGAAAAAAATGAAAAATAATGACAAACCAACTTTTGCAATGATGGTCATTGCATTTGTTTTATTAATTTTTACGATTATTGCGCATTTTATTTGAATTATTTTAATAACTTTATACCATAAAATTAACCAAATGGAAAAATCAGAAACAATTACAAAGATTGCCAAAGCGCTCATTGAGTTTAATGGCAAAGTATCAAAGATTTCAAAGGATGCTAAAAATCCATTCTTTAAATCAAATTATGCATCATTGTCTAATATCCAGGATGCAATTAGTAAACCATTAGCAGAATGCGGATTGGCTTATTCACAATCTCCAACTGGAGTTAATGGGTTATGTACTATTTTAATTCATGCAGAGTCAGGGGAGTATTTAATGGACTCCTATACAATGCCAGTATCTAAACCAAACGATCCTCAGGCAGTTGGTTCAGCAATTACCTATGCCAAGCGCTATGCTTTAGCCGGTATATTAGGATTAAATATTGATGATGATGATGATGGCAATAAAGCTGCTAATACTCAGCCTGATAAACAATGGTTAAATCCAGGTACAGATAAATGGAACTCAGCTATACAGGCATTAGTTGATGGATTCAATTTAGATGTGATTAAAAAGAAATATCAGTTAAGTAAGGAAAATGAATTAAAATTACAAGAGGAGGCAAACAAATGCAAGAATTGATTGAATTAGGTACAGTTATGTATTCGCATGACTTTACAAAGAAAAAGGCAGAGCAAACAGGATTAGATTTAGTATCTAAAATATTTGCAGATGGCAATGAAACTCCAATACAGGTATTTTCAAATGTAGCCAGGTTAAAGGTTGTAATTGATGCGGCGGATAAAGCATTTAGAGAGCGTTTAAACTTAACAGGTGCTGATAGTTATAATGGAGTTACGTTTACTCCTAAGAATGGCGCTGAGAGTCTTAATTATGCTGAGGATGATGTTTATGCACAATTGGAGCATAAGTTAAAGCAAAGGGCTGAATTATTGAAATATGCATCTAAATCAGATGAGCCTATTTATGATGCGGAGGGATGCGAGGTGCCAAAGGTTACTAAGAAATATAATAAATCATCAATTGTAGTAACTTTTTAGGTATGCGTAAATTGAATGGATATAAAATTTCTGGAGAAAGATATTTAGAAATTTGTACAAATCATCATTTAAAATCAAAAGCTAAAATCAGTTTTTATAAATATGTATTATGTTTTTTATTAAATATAAAATCTAAAATACTTATTAATTTATGATGTACGGACATTTAAAAAGGCCTGATATAAAGCCAAGAGATCCTGAAAGGATAGCAAAAGCATTGGAATTGGTTTGTGGAAATAATATGAGTATTAACGATGTAAGTAGGAGGCTTAGATTATCAGCACCAAGCATTTGCGGATGGATGAGTAAATATTGGTTTTATAGAAAAATAGAAAATCCTGTAATTATTAAACTAAAATCTAAAGTATGAACCACAAAATTAACCAGGTTGAGGCATTCTTAATGACCGGTCAGCCATTAACAGTATTGGATTGTTTTAATATGTTTAAAACGTTTGAATTGCGAAAAATAGTATGCCAGTTAAAAAACAAGGGGCATAATATTGCGAGCGAATGGCAAACTAATTACCAAACAAATTCACGATATAAAAAGTATTATTTAATTAACTAATTTTTTTATATATTTGCAATGGTAGCTGACAACGACATTAGGCTATTAGAAAACATTTATGCCCTTGTGGTGGATAGGAGTCGTTGCCTTGAAACCACAAGGGCATTTTAATTTATATAAAATGAGTAAAAATACATTTTACTTTTCTCATGATTATAATGCCAGGAATGATGAAAAAATTAAAGAGTTGATCTTTAATCATGGAATGTCAGGATATGGTATTTATTGGTCAATAATTGAGGAACTTTATCAAAATACGAACGTATTACAATTGAATTACGAACGTATAGCATTTGAATTACGTTCTGATAAAAATCTAATACAATCGATTATAAATGACTTTAATTTATTTGTAATCAGCGATGGTTATTTTGGTAGTTTGTCAGTTCAAAAAAGATTAGAAGAGCGTGTAGCAAAATCAAAAAAAGCTACCGAGAGTATAAATAAACGATGGAAAAATACGAACGTATTACTAAACGAATACGAATGTAATACTATAAAGGAAAGTAAAGTAAAGAAAAAAGATATATGTGTAGATAAATCTACACCTATTGATTATGATAAATTCATTGATTATTTTAATTCTTTTGCTAACCGCAG